CAGGCATCTGGTGGCAATCACGATGATTTAGTTATGAATATAGTTCTATTCTCGTGGTTCATTTCATCCGATGCCTTTGCAAATATATTAGATATGGATTTAAAAGCATTACTTTACCATGATAGAATCAAAGAGATTGAAGATGATCTATTACCTTTTGGTTTCATTGATAATGGAAGAGGTAATGGCATTTCTGAGTCACACAATAGAGTTGTTGAAGAACAGAAGCAATGGCTGGATTTCTGAAATACCGCATATTTATAAATATATTCGTGTGAATTGACATTTTCTTATTATTTTTTCAACAATCTTATTATTCAACTAAAACAAAAACTGAAAGACAATTATGGGTTTTCAAGTATCACCTGGAGTCGAGGTTAAAGAAATCGACTTAACAAACGTCATACCCGCAGTATCCACATCTATTGGTGGATTTTCTGGGTATTTTAAATGGGGGCCGATTAATGAAATCAGTCTCCTTTCATCGGAAAAAGCACTCCTACAAAAATTTGGCACACCAGATAGTTCCGTACTATATGCTGATCCATTTTTCCAAGCAGCATCATTCCTAGAATATGGTGATGCTATTAAAGTAGTTCGTGCTGGAAATTTAGAAAACTTTTCAAATGCTACTGATAATGGTGGTGCTGATAAGTATCAAGTAAGTTCTGTCGGAGGTACAGGAACTTTAGAACCCAACACTTATACTGTAGGTGTCGGTTCTAGTGGACAAAGTCTTACATTTACTAAAGCAAATGATGGAGCGATCACTATTGGAACTAATGTTCAATTTGATGATGAGCTTACTGCTACTGCATCAGCTAATTTAACTGCAACTGTTTCTGATATTGGTAAATCAATTGTATCTGTAAATGGTCTCGTCGAGAATGGTAGCTCATTGCCCGATGGTCAATATACCAATGACTTCAATAGTCAGCTTCTTACATTCACAAAGAGTGGCGGAGCGCTTACCATTGATACAAATGTTACTGGATTATTACCTGCAGACAGACCTGGATCATTCATTGTACAATACACACAAAACACTCCTCAAGTTGGAACCGCACAGGTTGGAACCGCACAGGTTGGCACCGCACAAGTTGGAACAGCTGCTTCTGCTGATTTCGTACCAGCTTCTGCTGATTTCGTAGCTGCTTCTGCTGATTTCGTAGCAGCTTCTGCTGATTTCCAAGCACAAGTTGGTGTACCAGGCGATGCAGATTACCAAGCACAAGTTGGAACAGCACAAGTTGGAACAGCACAGGTTGGAACAGCACAAGTTGGAACAGCTGCTTCTGCTGATTTCGCAGCTGCTTCCGTTGATTTCGTAGCTGCTTCTGCTGATTTCGTACCAGCTTCTGCTGATTTCGCAGCTGCTTTTGATACGATCATTGATGTGACAATTACTGTTACATATACTGCTCTTACATCTACTGTAAATCTTGCATATGATGGTGTAACTGACAATGGTGTATGGATTCCAAATGAGACATACTTCGAAGATAGTTTCACTGCGCCACAAGGTGGCACATTCGCTGCTAGATATGCAGGCGGTGCTGGTAACGGTCTTAAGGTCTATGCTCTAACTGCAGCTAACTATTCATTCATCGAAGAAAAGATCAATGCCTCACCTGTTGTTGCAGGTACATTCACTACTGAAGAGGAATCGGTATATAATTCATTCGATCTTGCTCCAGATGCTAAAGGTACTAATGGTGCACTAGAAGATGAAGTTCATGTCGCAATTATTGATACTCTTGGAACCTTCGGTGTCGCTGGTTCGATTGTTGAAAAATTCGCTGGACTTAGCCTTAGTAAAACTTCTAAGACAGAAGCTGGAGCAACAAACTACATCAAGAATGTAATCAATACTAAATCAAGATATGTCTACCTTATTAAGGGTGATAATTCTGATTTTACTCAAGCTGATTTCGCTGGAACAAGTGAAGGTGAATACACTCTTAGTGGTGGTCTTGAAGCTGGAATGACTGCAGCTGATGGCACTGAGATCACTGAAGGTCTGAAAGAACTTGATATCAGAAATGGTCTTGATCTTCTTGGAGATGTTGAAACAGTAGATGTAAATCTTCTCTTCTCTCAAATCGCTGCGAGTGGCGCAGGTCTTCAGAACCATGCTCATAAGATTGCTTATCAGAGAAAAGATGCAGTTGCATTCATGTCTCCACCCAAAGCAGCCACAGTTGGTGCCTCAACTCCATTAGCCGATGTAATTGCATTTGGTAATACTATCGTTAATCGTGGTGTTGAAGGCTCTTATGGCGTAATTGATTCTGGTGCAGTTTATATCTACGATAGATATAATGATGTATACAGATTCATACCTGCAAATGGTCACCTCGCTGGTCTTTGTGCCAACACAGATGATGTAGCAGAACCTTGGTTCTCACCTGCAGGATTCAATCGTGGTGGTTTCAGAAGCATCGTAAAATTGGCATTCAATCCTATGAAGGCTCAAAGAGATGAGCTTTACAAGGTTGGAATCAATCCTATCGCTTCATTCCCAGGTCAAGGAACCGTTCTTTTCGGTGATAAGACTGCACAATCAAAACCATCCGCATTCGATAGAATCAATGTTCGCAGACTGTTCATTGTTCTTGAGAAGGCTATTGCAACCGCTGCTAAATTCCAGTTGTTCGAATTGAATGATGAATTCACTCGTGCGACATTTAGAAATGCTGTTGAGCCATTCTTGAGAGATGTTCAAGGTAGACGTGGTATCACCGACTTCATGGTCGTATGTGATGACACTAATAATACAGGTGAAGTAATCGATACTAATCGTTTCGTTGCTGATATCTATATCAAGCCTGCTCGTTCAATCAACTTCATTACTCTGAACTTCATTGCGACGAGAACTGGAGTAGATTTCTCAGAAGTTGCTGGTTTATCCAATGCTTAATATATAAATAAAAGAAAGGAAATAAACAATTATGGCAACATTTAAAGTAGACGATCTAAAATCTAGACTACCTGGCGGAGGCGCTAGAGCTAATCTATTCAGAGCAACGGTTGAATTCCCTGGCTATGCCGGAGGAGATTCAAATCTTATATCATTCCTATGTAAGGGCGCACAACTTCCAGCTTCAGTAGTTGGACAAGTTGATGTACCTTTCAGAGGTCAAGTACTAAAAGTAGCTGGTGATAGAACATACGAAAACTGGACAGTAACCATCATTAATGATGACTTATTCAGAGGACGCGATGCTTTCGAACGCTGGATGAACGGTATTAACCAAAACAAAACAAATCAAGGAATAGCAGAGCCAGTGACTTACCAGACTGATATGGTAGTTGAACAACTCACTCGTGATAATCTTGTCTCCAAGACAATCAATGTACGAGGTGCTTTCCCTATCAATGTTTCGGCTATTGATCTCAGTTATGATACAACTGATGCAATCGAAGAATTCACCGTTGAATTTGCTTACCAATACTGGGAATCAAATACAACCACGTAAATCTTAATTAAAATAATGGGCACCTTCATCTCTGGGGGTGCCCATTTATTTTTGTTATAAATAAAGATATGGAAATATTTGGTTACGAAATAAACAAGAAAGTAGCTTCAGTAGAAGTTAAAAAAGATAAAGAACTAAAATCATTTGTTGCGAAAAGAGATGAAGAAGGTTCTTCAAGTGTAGTTACCACTGGTGGATACTACGGCCAGTATGTTGATATTGATGGTCTCTCAGCGAATAATGAGGCAGACCTAGTTATAAAATACAGAGAATCAGCAGCACAGCCTGAATGTGATCAGGCTATTAATGATATTGTTGATGGTGCTATTTCATCTAGTGATGATAAGGCAACCGCAGAACTTAATATGAATGACTTGGATTTGCCAAGCAATATTAAGAAACAAATTTCAGAAGAGTTTGATAAAGTATTAGGTCTTTATCAATTTAATCGTAGGGCAGCAGAAATGTTTAAAGATTGGTATGTCGATGGACGACTATACTTTCATGTTGTAACCGACGAAAAGAAT